GTCAAGCGCACTACGGATAATCTGCGCTGAGGTGTGGGTCTTACCAAACCCAGTGGCTGCGCAAAGAATCGGAGCCTTACGGCCTGATCGATACGCAGCTCGGATGTCCTCAATCGCTTGGCGCTGGCGGGGTCTAAGAGTCATGGAGACGATCCATCTGACCAGGCGCATCGATAAAGCCAGCCAAATACAAAGACAGCCGCATTGACTTGTCTAAATCTCTTGCTAATTTAATTGTTACCCAAATGCAATCTTCATAAGAAGAATTCACTGGAATACCCAAAGATTCAGCCCAAGGCTGTAATGCTTTATCCTGCCGCAACGAAACGGAAGCAAGTTTCATGTTATGTGCGATGACAGATCGGCCTTGGCTTTTGTACTTTCGCTGCAAATACTCCCAGTGCTTTATTGCAGCTTGATTGAAGTCTCGAAGATGGCGAACACTAGAAACACGTTCCGCCATGGATTGCTGTTCGCGTTTAATTAAGGCCTTGACTTCATCCGACAACTCACCAGTGGGTGTCAACGGCCTAGGTTCAAACATCCGATTTTCGGAGGTTTCAAACGGTGGGTCAGGAGTAGTGTCTGCAGAGGGAATCGGTGTCTTTATATCGCTCAATTTGCGTTTTTAGCAATGATTAGCCCTCAACGTCTCGTCACTGCAATCACAGCTGGATTCTTGTCAGCCGTTGATTCGTTAGAAGAGGATGAACTGAGAATGCTCGTAAAGGAGATCATCAATGAAAATTGACCCACGTTTTCAGGTTGGCATCTTGAGCCAAACCAGGGAGCCAGCCACGCTTTGCTGGCAGGCAATGCACCAGGATTACTCTGAGGGCTGGGTGTTTTACGACCAACTGCTGAGCGAGCCAGACGCTGGTGATCGAATTGTCAAGCACCTACTGCTGGGAGGTCGCGGCCATTATGGCCCACTCGAACACGCCAGCATCACGTTTGCCGTGGGCTATTTCCCTCACTCGGTGATTCAACAGGCTCGAACTCACAGGGTCGGCACAAGCTGGGACGTGCAATCAATGCGCTACACCGGCCAGCGCATTGCTGCTGTGGCTGAGGGCATTGTCGATGTCGAGGAAGCCTTTTACCTGCGACCTGTTGGTAATTACACCAACCGCCAAGGCAAGCGATACACATACGACGAGCGACTACGAGCTAAGGATCTGCAGCACTGCGAGGATTCTGCTCGGCGCTATAAGCAAGCTTTGGATGCGGGTATTTCGGAGGAACACGCTAGAGGAGTGCTGCCTTTCGATTACCGTCAACACTTTGTCGTGACATTTAACCTTCGCAGCCTCATGCACTTTCTTGACCTGCGGGGCAAGGCTGATGCACAGATAGAGATTCATCAGCTGTGTCAGTTGATGATGCCTCATTTCGCAGAGTGGATCCCACCAGTGCACGACTGGTACACAAAAAATCGCTGGGGTAAGGCCCGTCTAGCACCATGACAAAAGAATCACGCCGCCTCAAGAGGGGATGCCACCGGCTCTCGCGCCTGCGTGGCTTAGTTCATGCGTTCCCCCATCGCATCAGGACAAGACTCCTCCTGTTGATTGGGTTGAAAACAGAACTTAGCACAATCTATGAACACTTCTGACACAGACAGAGCATGAAGCTGCGCTGTCGGTATGTGCCGCTATTCCACCAACCTGCATCAAGCAGAGATCTACCTGGATTAGATGTTGCCTACTTCATAATAATCCGTACTCTTACCTGTTAGTCTGAACCTGTCTGAACACAATAGGAGCTTCGTGGTAGACCGTGTCTATGGCCCCGACGGTCTGAATGAACGGCAACGCATCGCCGCCAACTACCTTGCTCGGGGCACCACCATCCGCGAGACAGCTCGCAAGATCGGTGTCAGTGAGAAATCGATCTACACCTGGCGTCAGCGCACCCCAGTGCAGCAGGCCATCTCACGCATTCAGCAAGACATGCTTTCTGAGACCGGCGGCATGAACATCAGCACGATTCCTGATGCCATCAACGTGCTGGACGCCATCATTAACGACGAAAACGCCCGGGCAGCCGATCGCATCGCAGCGGCCCGGACCCTGATGAGTGGAGCACAGGCTTATCAGGAACGTCGGATCCTCGAGCGTCAGATCCAAGATCTGGAGCGCCAGCTGCTTCGCCTCACGGCGTACAACGACCCCGACGAGATCGAGCCTGCTCCCGAGACCGACGACGTCATTGACATCTGATGGTTTCCGTTTCTGCCCTCCGCAAGCGCGTCGAACGGTTGCAGACAGAATTGGAGCGACGCAAAGCGCGAGCTGCCAATTACGAGTCCGGTATAGCCTCCACGTTGCCCACAGTCGAACACTGGACTGACTTCGCACGTCGCACCTGGATCCGCACAAGTGGGACGGTGGCACCTTTTGACCCGTACCCGTACCAGGAAGAGCTGGTCCGGTCGATCAACGCCAACCCCAACACGCTGGTCAACAAATCACGCCAGACCGGTGTTTCCGAGACCGTCTGCAATTACCTGCTTGACCGCGCGTTGACAGAACGAGGCTTCGCTGCGGTAATCTTCAGCAAGACGCAGCAGGACGCCTCCGAGCTCGGCCGGCGTGTGCGTGCGATGGCGAACAGCCTGCGGGGCGAGACCATTCGCTACCTCACTGATAGCACTACGCAGCTGGCGTTTGAAGGCCGGGGTACGCTGTACTTCCTGCCGGCCTCACCCCGAGCTGCCCGGGGCATCCCGAGCTGCTCCGTTCTGTTCATGGACGAGGCTGCCTATCTTGAGGGCGCTGCAGAGATCTACCGCGGCGCCATGCCCACACTCTCCATGGTGGGTGACGCCGCCAAGGTGATCGTGGTCTCCACGCCCGACACCGAACAAGACTGGTTTGGCCAGCTCTGGCACACCGACGAAGGCAACTGGAACAAAGTCGCCATCCACTACTCGCAGCACCCGATCTACGGTGCCGACCCCGACTGGGCGCGTAAGACTCGTGAGTCTCGCCGCATGACCATGGCGGCATGGAACTCCGAGTACGAGCTTCAGTTTGGGGCCACTGATACCCAGATCTACCCCAATGAGCTGATCAATAAAGCCGCGAGGGGTCACTGGCGTGAGTGTGGATCGATTAACCGTAGTTATGTCATAGGAATTGATCCCAATGCCGGCGGGAACGACTATTTCGTAGCAATGGTGATGGACATAACTTCCACGCCCTACGAGATCGTTGGTATGTATCGAGAGAACGGCAAGAGTACTGATTACAGCTTGAAGCATGTAAGTGAGCTAATAAAGGACTACATGCCTCAGCGTGTAATTGTTGAAAAACAAGCGATGGGTGCTGTTATAGCTGAGGCATTGCAGAACATATTACCTAATTACGCCATTGAGACTTTCAACACGAGCAGGTCGTCCAAAACCGTAGCCACAGATCGAATTCTTTATATTCTCGAGCGGGATGAGTTGATCTTTCCTTCGGGCATTATCGCAGACGAGCTACGAGCATTTCAACAGCAGGAGAACGGTGCCCGGCAAGCTGCTAACGGAGCGCACGACGACACTGTGATGGCGCTGGCGTTTGCTTGCTCTTTAATTCCAGACACTCCAGTTACAGCAAGTTTCTTCGACAACATTTAGAATGTTGCGGGGGATCCGTCTTTAAGTCCCATGGTCGCGTATATTCGTATAACCGAGAGCGTCGGCAGCGGTACGTATCGGTGGAGGCTCAGACCGTAGCCCAGTCTTGAGTCTCTGTATTTAACCAAACCTGAATTGCGTGTTCTCTATAAGGGGACCACCATTTCTGTTGCCTGAACCAATGGCGCCAGTCGTTTTCGCTCCCTTTTGCTTGGTTGCAGCAGGCGCAACAGCACACAAGGTTGCATCTGTCAGTAGACCCACCTCGACTCCGAGGGCGCACATGATCTAGCGTGTCTCCTGGGCGGCCGCAATAAGCACAAAGGGATCCCCAGCTACTGAGGATCCCTTCGCGAAATTGCTGTTTGGCTTGCCGCTTGGTTAGGAGACTCGACCCATCGATTTGATGGTCAACCATTCCTTTTTGGGTGGCTTACTCAGTTTAACTGTCTGAACCGTAGTACAAACCCAGCAGTCAGTTACCAGATACCAATCTACATTACCAGATACAGCTGCGTGTTACCAGATAATCGAGTCAGTTACCAGAGCAATCTGTATCTGGTAACAGTAGCGCTAGGATTAGCACAGCTCCCTTGAGCCCTTCATTCCATGGCCACGCAAACATCAGAAGACTACCGGAATGATGGTGCGTTAATTAACACACTTACAGGTTTAGGCGTAGCTAAGAAAGACAAAACAGTTGCTACAAAAGTACGTTTTAACGCGCTTCTTACTGAAGCTGAACTCGAATCTTTATACACCAGTGGCATCCCACGTCGCTACGTCGATGCCATCGGCGATGAGATCCTGCGTCATGTACCCACAATTGCTTTAGGTGGAGACGCAGCGAGCGACAGTGCTGCCATGCTCACCTCGTTTAATCAATATCTCCAGACAACACAGTTTCACTTTGCGCTTTCTGAGGTCATTAAGCTGCAGCGCCTTTATGGGGGCGCCGGCCTGGTCCTGCTCATTGATGACGGAGAGCAGCCTGCAGACCCGGTCAAGGTCAAGCGCATCCGCGGAGTGCGTGGGTACATCCCCCTTTCGCGGCACGAACTGATCCCCGAGGACTTCTCCATTACGGACTACTCCCGTCCTTCGCACTACCGGATCACCACCAGTCAGCGCATCACGCCAGAGCAGACCAGCGGCTACGTCAATCTTCGCGTGCACAGCTCTCGCGTAGCCCGCTTCGACGGTCTGTATCTGCCATGGAACCTGCGCTCCCGTAACACAGGATGGGGTCAGTCTGTGCTGCAGCTGATCTGGGAGTCATTCAAACGCTATGAGACCGCGATGTCGGGCCTCGAGGCCATGACGTCGGATGCCGATCTGTTCGTGCACAAGATCCCCGGGCTTTTCAACCGTATCGCCTCCGGCAACGAGAGCGATCTGCGTAAGCGTCTGGAGGCCAACAGCCTCAGCCGTAGCGTCTATGGCGGCATGGTGGTGGACACCGAAGAGGAGTTGAACTTCCTCAACCGAGCACTGAGCAATATCGCTACGGCTACGGACCCCTTCGTGAAGGATCTGCAAGCTTCTACGGGTTGGCCGGCCTCCATCCTGATGGGCGACAGCCCTGGCGGTCTGGGTAAGGAAGGCCGCTTTGAGGAGCGCATGTGGGCTTCACTAGTGGAGCAGTGGCAAGAGGTTTACTGCCGCACGCCTATCACAGAGGTCTTCAATTACATCCTGGCTTCGCGCGAAGGACCAACCCGAGGCCGTGTCCCCGAGTCCTGGTCGGTCCAGTTTCCCTCGGTCTTTACGCAGACCGATAAGGAGAAGGCCGAGCTGAAACAGCTCACGGCAGCTTCCGACATTCAGTACCTGCAATACGGTGTGCTCAACGCTCTGGAGGTCCGTGAGTCCCGCTTCGGCGGCACGGGGTTCAGCATCGATACAAAACTCAATGAAGTGATCACCGAGCAGCTCGCCGTGTCTGCGGACGCTCAATTCCAATCGCAGATGGCCGGCTATCAAGCCCAGCAGCAAGCAGCACAGCCACCTGAAGCTGTGGCTGAGCAGCCGGATGAGCAGCCGACAGCCCCCGAGGCTGGGGAGCAAGGCATCTTGCCGCCCAACCGCGGGGACGCGCACTTCGATTCTGCTGAAGGACTCCGCATCCGTATCACCCATCGTGTTGATGACGTCGTCGCGGGCCCTATGGTCGGCCCTGATGGGCAACGCATCGATAGCAGCTCCGCAGCTCCCATTCTGATTATTGGACCTCACCGCACCCGAGCGCGGAAGCTCTACCGAGCGCGCTTCAGCCTTGATAGTGCTATTACGGACGGCCCCTACACCACAGGGTTCAACGCACTCCGCGCTGCAAGGGCTGCGGTGCAGAAACTGTTTCCCGGGCAGAATGTAGTAGGGCTTTCACAGGTGCCCGATACCGAGGCTGACGCTTTCCGGGCTTACAACGAGGGGTACTGATCAATGACACAACCAAACATCACACCCCAGGGCTTTCGCACCGCGGCGTACCTGGAAAGCAAGTCCCGGATGGACTCTGCTCGGAGCCGCACGGGGAAGACTAGACGCCGGGTGACGTGCACCCCACCTAATGTGAAGTGCGGTGGCCGGTGCATTCCTCCTAATTGGGATTGCCGACTGAAGGGTAAAGGCCCGGATTCACATCTGAGGGCAGTTCGTACAGATCCTGTTAGTGGCTTGGCCAACATTGAGCGTGGTGTTAAGCGTATCTTTAAAGGTGTGCGTAAAGGGAGCTTTTCTGAGATCGAAGGTGGTAAGCGTGCCATCGTTCGCGGGGTTGTGAAGGCCACTCCTGGTGACATCCAGCGCAAGAAGAAACTGCAGGCGAATCTTGAACGCCGCGCTGGGGGCATCACAGTTGGCCTCGCAGTTGTTGGCTTTGGTTTATTCAGCCACAACCAGCTGAAGAGGGCACCCTTTTATCGAGATGGAGTGGGCCGCCAGATTGATGACGCGGTAGCGGCTGGGATTAACCGTGTGCTTGATACCACTCCTGGGATCGAAGGTCGGCGGGCTGAGAGGCGTGCTGCTGGCCGAGCTGCTGCTGGTGAGGCAGTGGCTAGAGCAACAGGAGAAGCAGCTAGAGGCCCTGAGGCTATGCGAGGTGCCGTACTTCGTACGCCTACTCAACTAGAACGTCGTGCTACAGAGTACGGAAACGCAAAAGTACTAGAGAATAAGATTAAAGCCTTAGATATTGAAGCTAAAGCGTTAGATATGAATGCCTCTACATGGAGGCAGAAAAACCTAGAAACTTTTTGGGGAGCTACTCGTACTAATGCGGGGGGTGCAGGTGACAGGAGTACCTTTTCCGGGCCCGCTACAAATGAGTATTTATCTCGCCAGTTTGGCTTTAAACTTAAAAAAGGTGATGATGCTACAATTGTACGACGTTCTGTCGCTACTGCGCTAAACCGTGAAGCGCGCAACTTACAAGCGTTAGCACGACAAGAAGGTGTAAATCTTAAAGATGCGAATTCTCGCAATGCTTTTTTAAACAGGGTTGTAGGGCCTAGCACAGCTAACTTCCCTGATGACGTACGAGAACGTGCAGTCAGTAACCTCGACCAAATTATCGGAGATGCTCCCCGAGGAGGCTCGACTGCAGTCAGCCGTAAGCAGCTCGCAGACACGATTTACAGAGATACTCGCGCTGGTTTCGATCAGTATTTTTGGCGAATCGCTGATGAAGTTCGTCAACCTGTAGGTGCTGCTCTTTCAGCTGAGGCACGCAAAGCTGGCTACAGCGATTTGTTGAATAGTGCACGTATTGGACAGTCGCGCTATTTAGCCAAGAGCTTGAACAAGCCTGAAGCAGTTGGAAACAAGATGGGTCAAGGCCTTAGTGATCTGATAGCCAAGGAGTATTACTCCACTAAGGTCGTCAGTAACCCTACGTTCACAGCCACAGATCGAGAGATCCGGCTCGCAGCATCCGAGCTCTCAGGGCGCAGCTTCAGCAATACAGCTCCCGCGGCTGACTATTTGAGGAGCAACGGCTTTGAGCGTTTAACCACTTTGCGGGGCTCTGCATCCCGAGTCCGTGCAAGCACACCTTCACCTGAGCGCCCAGACAGACCCGCGCGGCGACGCTCGAATGCTCAGCGCATCGCTGACTTAATGCGGCAGAAGAACAAGGATGGGACACCTAGGTATGCCACGCGTGAAGCTGCCGAGGCTGCGCTTAAGCGTATGCGGAAGGATGAGCTTCAACAAGCGAGGATTGACGCGTATCTAGCTGTAAGAGAGGACTTGCGGGGAAAGCCCTGTGGAGCTTCGCATATTCCGAAGGCCCATGAGTGTAAAAAAACTGCAAGCGGAACGTCTGCTTCTGAAAGCAAATCTTCTAAGTCCAGCAGCCGTGGTAAGAAGTTAGCGCTTGCGGCAGGAGCTGCGGCTATTGCAGGGGCTGCTGTTGTAGGTGGCAAAGCAACTTTTAAAAATAGGCAGAATATACCTTTGTACAAAAGTACAGCAAAGCATATTAACAACGGTATTCAGAAGATGTCTTCTAAAAAAGTTAGAGATACGATTAGTAAGCTCCCTGAAAAATATCAAGGACCGGCTAATAAACTGCTAGGCAAAGCCAAAGTAGGTTTGGCTGTTGTAGCTGCTGATGCTCAAGGGTTCAATCTGACAAAAGTAGATACGGTTAATAATTTTAGTACGTTTAAAAATCCTCGAACAGGACATGTCATGAGTGTGGGTGCGATTGATGACACACTTGTTACATTTGTCTCTACGCCCAGTGGTAAAGCAGGCTCTTTTGACAAATTCGGTATCGCGTTTCAGACAGATCTAAGTTTTGATCAAAAAGTAGGGCTGAGCAGAGCGCAGGGATTAGGTGTCGCAAAACAAGTTAAATCTATGTTTAAAGCGCAACTCAACGAAATGCCTGAAAATGCAGTTTTATTCAACAACCCATATAAATACGATGGTTTAGGTAACAAGCGTAATGCTATTTACAGAAAGTTTGGGTTTAAAGAATTAAGGGGCGTTCGCGGTGGCAATATGTGGGCTCTTAAAAACCTAGGAAAACTTACTGAAATCCCAGATGAGCAAGCTGACTATGTCGCTAAACTCATTCGAGGTGTTCGCGCTGACACTGCAGATCCGCAGCATACAAAGTTGAAACCTAATGCAACTCTTTGAGCGCTACAACAAAGCCCTCCGCCTCTCTGAGGACGTAACAATTTTGCAGCTCAATCGAATTCTCGACAACAGCTTCAATCGTTTAATCCGTCGTACCCGTATCCAGATTCGCAGTGGTAAGCCAGCTGCTGACCGAAACATGGCTCTCCTGCAAGAGTTCCGCCAACTTGTACCTGCGTTCAACCCACAGCGCACAGATGCCTACGACCGAGTCCTACGTGGGCTGCTTCGCAGTTCTCAACAAAAGGGAATTGGGGTGGCGCGCGACTCGATGCGAGAGCTCACACCTTCACGCCGGCGCATTGGCGTTTCTATTCCTATCGAGGCGACGGTTGCCGCTGCCGCACAGTCAAAGGGCTACCTACGCCGGCACGGCGAAACCTTTGCTGAGACTGCTACTGAGCTTGTTGCTCAGGGTGTAGCGGAAGGTCGCCCCACTGATGTCATTACGAATGATTTGCGCCTCCGCCTTGGTGTGGTCAAATCCCGAGCGGATGTTATTGCACGCACAGAGTCACTTCGTGCTTACAACAACGCCAGCAATCAGTACTACGCAGCTAACGGCATTGATCTAGTGATGTGGTATGCCACTAGCGATGATCGGACCTGTCCTATCTGTAACGCCCGCGCTGGGCGCATTTATAAGCGTGTTAATGCACAAGCTCCTTGCCATCCGAGGTGTCGGTGTTACCTAGCTCCCTGGGATCCCGAGATCGCAGCAATTGATGACACCTACGCCGCATTACCTCGACGCCACCGTGAAGAAGTGTCGAAAGTGGCAACTGTAGGCCCCGCTGATCTCAACAGAGCAGCAGTATTTGAACAGGTAGCCCCGCAACCCTTTGATACGCAGTAGCACAAATTGGCTATTCTGGGAGAAGCACACTCCAGGCCCATTATCATGCCTGCCACCGCCCGCCGCGCTAAGTCAGAAGCCTACGAGAAGGGCATCCGCGAGGGCACGGCGATGGCCAAGCGCTCCCGCGGTAGTAAACCTGCTGAGGAAGAGGAGATGGACATGGGCATGATGCCTGGCCACTCCCGTAAACGACGCAAGCCGGCGGCCGACGGTTACGGCATGAAGAAGCCCATGGATGGCGGCATGTACGGCAAGAAGCCCATGGATGCCGAGTGCGGCTGCGGTAAGAAGAAAGGCCGCAAGTGCGATGGCAGCTGCGGATCTATGCGTAAGCGCAGCGATTCGCTCACTCCGCAGGAGTACCTGACCGCTTGTGAGCTGGGTATCCAAGACCGCAGCGCGACCTACACCCGAGCTCGGTTGGACGCTGCTGAAGCCCGCAACGACTTGAAGTGCGGTAAAGGCGCTATTTCTGAGGGTGAGAAGTGCACTAAAGGGCCCGCTATCAAAGTAAAGCCGAAGAAGCCTACAAACAAAGAAATCCGTCAGATGGAGCGTAATTTAATTGCTAAAGCTGCAAGAACAGGTCAACCGCTTAAAACTTCTAAAAAGCAAACAGCTTTGCTGTTGCAAACACGTGGCACACAGACGAGAAGAACCACAAAACAAATTTTAACAAGAGTAAAAAGCAGCGCTCTAAAAACTGCTATTAAAGGAAATAAAAACAGTAAAGACCCACAAAACCAAGCTTTAAGTTCATTAGCTCGCCGCGAACTGTTTAATCGCCGACTGCAAACAGGAGCTCGTGTTCTTGGTGGTGCTTTAGCTGCTGGAGCAGTTGTAGCAAGCTCGCTAGAAACCCGTAAGCGTGACTCCATGTACGCCGCCGGTTTTGCCCCCGAACCCGACGCTCTCGCCATCTGACCATGACTTTGACTCCTGCTTCTTTGCGTCAAGACGCGCCGGGTAAGACTGGCTTCGTCAACAAAGAACTGCACGCAGAAGTCAAAGCCGCCGCCAAGCGCAAATTCAAGATTTACCCGAGTGCGTACGCCAACGCCTGGATGGTGCGCGAGTACAAAAAGCGCGGTGGCAAGTTCCGCAATGACGGCTTGGACAAGTGGTTCAAAGAGAAATGGGTCCGCATGAGCAGCAGCGGCCGGATCCTGGGCCCTTGCGGTGACCGCTCCAAGGGTGAAGGTAAGCCTAAATGCCTACCGGCCGCCAAGGCCATGTCGCTTTCCCCCGCCGAACGCCGCCGCCTGGTGTCCCGCAAGCGGCGCGAGGATCCCCGCAAGGAGCGCAGCGGCGCTCCGGTGATGGTGAGCTCCAAAACCGACACCTGGGCAGCTGGTTTCGATACCGAGGACGGCAAAAAGTACAGCAAAAAGGTCCGCAACCCCAAGACCGGCCGCACTCGCATTGTCCGTTACGGCGCCAAGGGGTACAAGATCGCCCCAGGCACTGACAAAGGCGACCGCTACTGCGCCCGCAGCTTTGGCGACATGAAGTCCCACGGTAAGGACTGCTCAGGAAAGGACCGCAACACCCCGCTCTGCCTCTCGAGAGCGAAGTGGCGCTGTAGCGGCAAAGTCTCCCGCCGCGACGGCCTGACGCCGGGAAAGTTCTCGGCCTTTCGGCACACCCCTCTGATTTGGGTAGTCTGAGGAAAACAACCCCTCGTACCCATGGGCCAGCGTGTTGTAGACGGTGACCGCTACGAGGTCATTTACCCAGCTTCCCTGGCCGGTCTCGATATACCGGTGCACGACTATATCGATATGAGCTACACCGGCAGCAACCTCACCGGTGTGGTGTACAAGTCCGGTGGCAGCGGCGGCACCACCGTCGCAACACTGACCCTCGGCTACGACGGCGGTAACAACCTGACTTCCGTCACCAAGAGCTGAGTCATGGCCTTCAAGTTCAACCCGTTCACTGGAAACCTCGATCTTGTTGAGGTAGGAGCAGGCGGCGGCGCTGCCACTCCTGGTGGTGCGGACACCCAGGTTCAATTTAATGACGGCGGCAGCTTCGCTGGCGACAGCGGTCTAGCTTATAACGACACTGCAGGCGCCTTAACCGTTGGCGGCAAAACCGTTACGACAGATGCGCCAATCATCAATCTTAGTCAGACATGGAATAATGCAGCCACAACATTCACTGGGCTAAAGCTAAATGTAACTGATACTGCAAGTGCTGCCGATAGCAACCTGCTGGATTTGCAGGTTGGTGGGACGAGTAAATTTAAATTCATTTCCTCTAACAATGAAATAGCATTGCCTACGGCAGCAGCCAGCAGCATAAGTTTTAGGAGCTTCAGTCTTGTCGCCACGCTTTACAATCGAACTGTACTTTCATGTAATGAGAACGGTGAGCTATCTTGGCCACAAGGCGTTGGCGTTTTAGGATCATGCATTTTAGACGGGGGTAAAGCCATTGAGTATACGACAAATAAAATTACATTTCAGTCAGTGGGCTTTGCTGCTGATGTTCAATTAAAGGCAATTGATGCTGGAACCCTTCAGCTAGATGATAGGGCTGGTGGGCCAGGCAAGTTTTACGTTGTAAACACCTACACCGACGCCAGTAATTACGAGCGTGGATTCCTGAAGTGGGATACTAATGTTTTCAAAATCGGCACTGAAAATGATGGTACCGGTACTGCGCGTGGTCTGACAATTCAAACAGGTGGAACAGATCGAGTAACACTAGGTGGCACCAACGGTCTAACTATAGATGGCAGTGTTTCTCAAATTTTTGCAGACTGCACTACCTATTTTGCATCAACAACAGCTGCTGGATCCCGTGCGCTGGCGGGCGATGGTTTTGCGGTCGGGTCTGCTTACGCGTACTCGTTTTCGTCAACTACCGGAGCAAACGGTACTCCCGACACTGGTTTAGCCCGTGACTCCGCAGGTGTCGTCAAAGTAACCGACGGTTCCGCTGGCACTGGCTATCTAAAACTTATCCCTACAACTGTTGGTGCATTAACTGCAGCCGCAACTGTTGGTGCAGGCACTAAAGCCTTTGTGACTGACGCCACGAATACACTGGCCAGTCATCACGGTGATGTTGTAGCAGGTGGAGGCAGCAATTTTACGCCTGTCTATTCGGACGGCACTGACTGGAGGATCGGCTGATGACATCCTCTTCAAATTCCTCTTCCGATTTAGCCATGAATACGCTTTCTGTCACACTGACCAACACCCGCGCTATTGACGGGTTGATTTTTGCCGCCAATTCTGCTGGCATGTCACCAGAAGCCTACGCTGAACGACTCCTAACCACAGAAGGTCATCGCTTTGCCGATGCCAACAGCTACGGTGTTGTTACCAGTGCAGGATTCTTTGCTCGATTCACACCAGCTGAATATGCAGATGTTCTTGCAGCTTCTGAAGCGCAGAACGCAGCAGCTAATGCAGTCAAAGCATTACTTGATGAACTAACAGCAGCTGAGAAAGTTGCACTTGACGATCAACGTGTTGCTGATGGTCTTGCGTTGTTAGTGAGCATGGAACTACTTGCTGCTTCACGGCCTGCTGAAATTACGGCATACGACCGTCCTTTCCCCGGAGGTGAGTGACGACTCTTGTTTGGGAATCATGGACCTGATCCTACCTAATCGTAAGAAGCGGTGACTACATGACATATGCAGTCCCTGGTCGGTGCAGCCTTAAGCACGGAAGTTGCAGTGGCTAGGCACGGGGGCACAAGCTGGAATCCCCATTGACCGACCGCTTGGTGCTTTCACCGGCTCCGACACACCGCCATCCAAGCTCTAGCTAGATACCTTTAACCAACTCCTGCAACCTAATATCGTAAATTTCACTCAATGCTATTAGCTTCATAATCGAAATCTCTATCTCCCCCTTTTCCAACCGCGAATACGCAGCCTGACTAACACCCAGTCTTTCTGCAATTTCCGCCTGCGTGAACTTATTATATTCCCGCAGCGCTCGGATGCGCCGGCACAGCGTCAACTGCCTGTGAATTGCCAACTGCGATAGCCGTTCTTCGTATAAAGCTACCAAATTTGACAGTAACAGGTAAGATTTAACGCATGGAAACATCAGTAACCCGATATGATTTTGCGCCCATAACGGGAAGCGAGACCACATCGGAGGGTTATCTCCGAGTGTGGTGCCGCGCCGCCCGTGCAGGCACGCAGCTATATCGTCGTGCTGATGGTTCCCAGGTCCGCGAGTACCGACCTCCTGAAGAGGTCAGTAACCCGGATTCTTTATCTACGTTCGGGATGAAACCCGTAACGTGGGGTCACCCTCCTGTTCTTCTCGATTCTCTAAACACTAAGAAGTTCCAAACTGGCTATTCCGGTAGTCAAGTTAGGTACAACGATGGTTTTGTAGAAGTTGCGCTCGTTGTCACAGACGACGATGCAATCGAAAAGATCAAGAGAAATGATGCCAGCGAGGTATCCGCCGGTTACAAGGTCGATTTCGACCCAACCCCCGGAGTTACTCCCGAGGGCGAAGAGTACGCCGGCGTTCAGCGCAACATCCGTGTGAACCACATCGCCATCGTCCCCCGCGGCCGGGCTGGCCCGGAGGTTCGACTCTTGCTTGATCGTATGGATGCAGCCGATGCTGTAGCCAGCCCGGCCGAGCAAGAAATGGCGCCCCAGTCCAGTTCAACTGCATCTCCCGTTATGGCAACCGTCAAACTCGACGGCCTGGAGATCGATTTGCCCGCAGAAACAGCTAGTGCGGTCCAGTCCTACTCCCGGGACATGGGGCGCCAGCTGGAGGCTCTCGCCACCGAGCGAGATGAGCTTTCCAACAAGCTTGATTCTCTGCAGGCCGACTTCGATTCCCTGGCCCTCGAAAAAGAAGCCGCCGAAGGTCGTGCCGACGCTCTTGAAGAAGAGCTCGAGTCTTCCGACACCCCGCGCATCGATACCGCCGAGCTCGACCAGCTCGTCGCGCAGCGCCTGGATACCCTGCAGCATTTGGCACCTGCTTTTGCCGAGGACTTCAAGTTCGACGGCATCGACGACGCCACGCTCTACACCCAGGCTTACGAGAACCTGACCGGTTCCGCACCTCGCGAAGACGCCGAGCCCGCCTACATCCAAGGTGTGGTCGAAGGCATCCTCGCTGCTCGCGTTGATTCTGAAGAGGAAGTCGACGAGGAGGAAGAGGACTCCGAGAGCGAAACCATCAATCAGGACTCCGCTGACCGCGAAGACAGCACCAACGCTCTTCGTGACGCACTGAAAGGTGCCGGTCGCGGTGCCACCAGCCCTGTTTCTGCCTACCAGGCCAAGCAGGCTGAGGCTTGGAAACGTCCCCTCACCGCCACCAAGTAAGGAGTCCCTTCAATGGCCGTAACTTTCACCCCTACCACTGTCACCAGTCCTTCTGGTGCTCAAGGCAGCTATCCGCTCGAGTTGACCGCTGGTCACGAAGGCATGATTGCTGATCTGCAGGCTTATGTGTCCCGCAGCTACTACAACCAGTCTGGTGCCGCTATTCCTTTCGGCTCCCTGGTTGCCACCGACAACACCCCCACCTCGAACGATCCGTTCGCGGTCGCCCTGGCCACCAGCGGCACCGGCGTTGTGGGCCTTGCCATTGACGGCATGACCTTCGAGGGCGTGAGCGGTTCTTCCTCTTACACCCCGAACCCCACCAACATCATCGCTGATGGTTCCTCCCGTATCGGCTACCCCGACACCCAGACCGTCAACGTCCTTTCCAAAGGTGTTGTCTGGGTGTACGCCACCGAAGCTATCGCCCTCGGTGATGCAGTGCGCTTCTACGGCGTAGACCACAACAGCACTGTATCGGGTGCTTATGTGGGCCGCTTTGCAACCACTGCTGTAGCCGCCAAGACCTTCGCTCTCACTGGCGGAGCTCGTTGGCTATCTGAAACCAGTGGCGCAGGTCTGGTACTCCTGGAGATTGACATCCCCGGGGTAACTTTCACCGCCGACACTTGATCACGGAGCCCCTCCAATGACCTCAGAAATACGTAATGACGAGGTCGGTCTCTTTCTCGCCCGCGAACTGGAAACCATCCTGGCTCGCACCTTCGAGGTTGAGTACGCCGACATCAAATACAGCGCGATCATCCCCGTCTCATCCGAGGTGGGCAATGGCGCTGATTCCTACACCTATCGCGTCTTCGACAAGCAAGGCTCGATGAAGGTGATTGGCGACAAAGCCAAGGATCTGCCTCGGGCAGACGTGCTCCGTAAGGAGGTCACGCACCCGATCCGCTCCCTCGGTGGCTCTTTCGCCTACACCGTGCAGGAAACCCGCGCCGCCGCCATGGTGCCGGGCATGAACCTCGAGCAACGCCGCGCCAACGCTGTGCGGCGTGCTTACGAGGAGAAAGTTCAAGAGATCGCCTATTTCGGCGAGGCTCCTTCAGGCATGAAGGGCTTCTTCAACAACGATCAGGTGGACAAGCTTGTGCCGGACCATTGGTTCGACACTGCTGACATCACCACCGATGAGATGCTGCAGCTGCTCAACGAGACTCCTACTCGTCTTGTGCAGAACAGCAACATGAAGGAGATGCCCAACACGATGTTGGTGCCCTACGACGTGTATCGCGTCATCTCTACAACCCCACGCAGCACCACCTCCGACACCACGGTGATGGAGTTCTTCCTGCGTACAAACCCGATGATCACCGCTATTGAGCCCATCAACGAGCTCGAGGCTTCCAAGTCCGGTGGTTTCCTGTCGAAAGACAGGATTATCTGTTACGACCGCAGCCCTGACAAGCTGCAGCTGCACATTCCGCAGCCTCTCGAGTTCTTCCCCCCTGCGCGGCAGGAGCTTGAGTTCACCGTGGCAGCCCACGCCCGCATCGGTGGCATGTCCCTCTACTACCCTAAGAGCACGCTTGTGCTCGAAAAGGCCTGATAAAGGTCAGTAAGCTGATGCTTGCTTTTTGGCTCTTTCACCTCTGTAGTAATGATTCTCGTTTATCGACCTGAACTCGAAAGTCCTCCGATGGACAAAGAGTGCACGATTGGCTTCTCTTTCATTGAAGAAAGGGGGCAGCCATCAAACATCAAGGTCACGTCTGGAGTCAATCGTGATTTCCCCGAAGCCATTTGGGAGAAAATCAAGAACTACGATTACGTCAAGTCCCTGCTCAAACTCGGTGCACTCCGCATCGAGGACGAGGAAACAGCTGTGGTAGCTGCAGCTTCCACAGCTGAAACTGACTCCCTTGCCGACATGCCTGTAACTCAGGCCATGAGTCTTGTGGAGGACAGCTTCGACGTTACCCAGCTCCGCCGCTGGGAGGGAGGTGAGCAACGCATCCGCGTCCTCAACGCGATTAACAAGCGCGTTGCGGCCATTTCGGAAGGTAAGGGCTGATGGCTGTCCCCACCTCAAGCGATTTTCTGACTCGGTTCCCCGAGTTCGGGGAGCTCACTCTCGCCATTGTCGAGGGAGCGATCGCAGAGGCGGGGCGTGCCACCCCAGAAACGCAATGGGGTGAAGTCCACACCGAGGCTGTCAGCTATCTGGCGGCCCATAGTCTCTCCACCCGAGTGATGCAAGTCGGCCTTCAGGTCGGCAGTCAATCAGGGCAACCTTTAGGCACCGGTTTCAACGCCAGTCTTTATGGACAGGAGTATGAACGGCTGAAAGACACATTGCCTTTAGCTGGCTTCGCGCTGTAGCCATGGCTATTTCCGCCACCACTATCGCCAACTACGCCCCTTGGGGGAATGCTCAGCTGGCTTTCGAGGTCGGTGGGACTCAGATCAGCGTGGATCCAGCTACCGGAAACACGATTCAAACGTCTGAGACTGTCGAATACCTGGCATCTCTAAACCTTCAAGCTCCTTCTTGGAATGGGCAGTCAGGTGCTGACAACTCTAGTTACAACTGCAGTGGTCGGTTATTAAGTCCTGCGCGTTTAGACACGCGGATTACCAATGGCAGTCAAGCTGAAGCCGTCATTAACGGCTATCACGGCCGTTTTGAGCTCGTTTTTGAGCTCAATATGGATAACGCTGCTTATCAGGACATTCGGCAATCCATTCAAGGCACATTTCGTGTAATCGGAGGTCCGAACAATGGCTAAGCGTCCGCTCAACAACCAGCTTCGCGCTGCCGCTGCCCAGGCAACGCAGCAGCTCGCTAGCTGGCTCGATACCCGCTTCACGGATGAGATTTCCGCCGCCAAGTGGGACTACCCCACCCCGCCACAAGTGCGGGACATCGTTGACACCGGCCGCCTCCGCGCCAGCCAGACGCGCGTCATCAATCCAGATGGCTCGATTACGTTCACCTGGCCTGTGGAGTATGCCGCGCAAGTCCACGAGGGCGGAGTCTCTACTTCTGGGCTCCGGTTCCCCGGGCGCCCTTGGACGAAAGTTCCTCTGGAGGAAGCCCCCGCACAGTTTCAGCGTTTCGTACAAGAGGCATTAAGGAGGCAGCAGCAATGACTGTCAGCACCGCATGCCCTCAGGTCCGAGATGTACGCACGACAATCGAGCGCTACATCCTGAACCTTTACGAGAGCGACGGAACCACTTTGCGTCCTGAGGCTGACTGGCCGGGGTACTACTCACTGCCTAACGGCACCCGTATCCCAGCGGTTTACGTCGTTGGGGCCTACATGGTGCCTTCTGACTGGGTAGTCACCGGTATCGAGTGCACGATTTCGGACATGCCTGAGATCACTTCACCCGGCTCTGTCGGAGCCGTTGTGTCCTTCGAGCGCTGGCCGATTCGTTTTACCAACTATGGCACGCAAAAGGGAACACGTATGGCAACCACCCTGCTGGACATCAGCAGACGTTTGGCTCGCGTTTTCCCCCGGGACCGTGCTACCCCCACGCCCCGGACTGAGGCCACCTATGAGGCCTTGACGGTGTCCATTCTTGGGCCCGTTCTCAACCCCCCGATCCCCTAAGGAGTACAAACCATGGCTGATTATGCCATCGGGCTGTCTTTCCACAAGGCTCACCGGACCCTTGTCCGCGCCGTGGACCTGACCCCACCCTGCCGTTATTTCGCTACGCGCGACACCGCCGGCCTGATTACCCTGCCCTCCCTTGACGCAGGCTCGAGATACGTCGAGATGCAAGGTGTGAGCAACACCAGCTTCGCCATCAACGACAACAACCAGGAGTTCCGTCTCCTGGGTGACGATGGCTGGGGTGATTCGCTGATCACCAGTTCCACGGTGCAGGCATCTGTGACTGCCTACTTCCTGAAGAACACAGAAACCCCTGCCGGCCAGAACTGTCCCCAGTTCCGCGGTGCTTACGAAGAAGGTTTCAGCCTCATCGAAAAAGCCCGCTACAACAAGGATTTCGAGATCTACGTCGAGTTTCTGAAGGAGCTCGGTCAGGCTTACGGTGAGTCCGGCAACTACATGTATGACTTCACCGGCTTCAACGCCGTGGTGATGAATTACAACGAAAACCTCACAGCCGAAGGTCTCACTGAGGTGTCCTTTGACCTAATGTCCCGAGGACGTCCAGTATTTGGCCGTTATGACGCCGGCTCCACGCAGCTCGCCTTTGGTGGGGTGCAGTCCAGCTTGCTGTTCACTGCAGCCGGCTCCGGTGATCGCCGCTACGCCGTGGTTCCCGCAGCTAACGCGGACTCGATCGCTGTGGGCGACAACCTCACTGTCACTTACACCAGCGACGGTGCGACTGCTCTCGCGCAGCTCAACCTGGGCCAAACCGATGGAGGTGGCTTCCGCCTCGAGGTTGCAGACACCGGCGTCCTTGCACCTGCCACTGTCACCTTGGGCGGTGTCGGGGGCAACGTGGTCACTATCAACCCCACTGCCGACCTGGCTGCTGACACCATCTACCGCCTCCGTGTGGCAGACGGAGCCATCAAGCAGGCCCTCGATGGCAGCGGTAACCCTTCTGCATCTGGTGTGCTTTTCTCACTTGAAGGTTTCACAAGCCTCTTCAAGACCGCTTAACCGTCAGACTGAGGAGGAGCCAATCCTTTAGCCCTGCTTTTGCAGGGCTTTTTTTTTTTACGCAATCCGATGCAACACGACCTTCTGATGGACGCCGCCCACATGGTGTATGCGGTGAATTGCCAAGAACAAGACGACGCATTGCACTGCGGCGCCCTGTTCCTGGAACCCCTG